ACTTCTCGGCGGCGGTGTGGTCGTTCGGGTCCGCGTTGTTCATCGCCACGTCCGAAGCCGTGGTGAGGTTATCGAGGATTTCCGATTTCTGCTTCAGCCCGGTGCTGATATCCTGCTGGGTCTTGTATTTGTCGTAGGCTTGGCCCGCCGTGCTGACCGCGCCGCCGAGGGCGCTCCCGGCTTGGGCGTACATGCGCTCGACGTGCCGCCCGAGTTCGACGGATGACTGAATACCCTTATCGGAGGGGGCGAGCCCGTCGATGGGGTTCTCGTAAGTCCTGATATTACCCATTGGCCACCTCCGGTATCACGCCGATCTTCTCATAATCCACTTTGCGATAGCCATTTTCTAGCGTGACCGCAGTCGGATAAAGCACCTCGACTTCGCTCGCCATGACACCTTTAAAGCGTTGAGCTGAACCACGGTAGTTGAATTCATAGATGCCCAAGCCGTCCGGGCGACGCGCGACCAGGACCGGGTTCTCCTTGAGCGCGTCGTCGGAGAAGATCGCCGCCGCGACCTCGACCGCGCTACTGAGGAACGACCCCTTGCTGGAAGCCGTAGCCGCCGTTGCCATCGCGCTATAGTTGGCCGCCTCCTCCTGGTAGCCGAGGACGTTAATCGCGCCCTGGTTAGCGATGAGCTGTTTCGTCAGCGCCCCTTGCTGCGCGCTCGACCGGGCAATGTCAAGGGCCGACCCGGAGTTCATCAGGCCAGCACCGGCAATGTCCGCTTGCTGGCCTCCGAGGACTTGCCAGATTTTTCGTTGAGCCTGGACCTCCTGGATTTTTGTAGACTGCGCGGAGATGGCCGCGTTCTCGCGCGCATATCCAGCAGCAGCAGAATAGCCCTTGGCACTTGCCGCTTCTCCGATCCCGCCGAATAGGTCTTTGACCGCCGAACCGATATCCGCGAACGCTGATTGTGACGGTGAGCCGGGCATTTAGCGGTCCTGCGTGTGAATGAAGCCGCCGATAGCCAAGACGGTTGCCGGATACGGGCGGGTCTGCTTCCAGCATATCATACTGTCGAAGCTATAGTCATCATCCAATTGATCCCAGTAGGTCCCGGAAAACATGGTCGTCAGAGCAAGCGTAACTTCCCCCGCGTCCTGGAAGACAGCCGGGCGCATGTGGCCGAAGGTCGTGCCGAAGAACATACCCTGCGCGTTGTTCAGGAGCGCCGTGAACATGTGCTGGCGACGCGTCTTGCCGAAGGCAGGGCCATCCTGCGCGCCGGTCTCGGCGGGGGCGACCGGGCGCACGATCTGGCAGTCGGTCTCGAAGTTGTCGCCCAGCGCGACCGGCACGGCGAACAGCACAGCGTCCTTGACCGGAGTGACGGTGCGAAGCAGCCACGCGATTTTCTCGTTGGCGTTCTGGAGCCCAACCAGCATACACTGGTTCAGTGGGTCGAAGACCGCTCCCGCTTGTACGTCGCCAACATCAAGATACCCCCAGAGCGAATAGGGATAGGTGTTGACAACTGATAGGTCATCGCACGAATACTCCGTGTTCTCCAGGAAGATCGTCGGATTGCTAATGTCGTGGTTGCGGAAGTCCGCCGGGCCGACGTAGGGATCAATCGGGATCGTCGTCGAAGTATTACTAATCGTGCCATCGTACTCGATAGTACAATGCAGCGGGTCGGCTCCCGCGTCCGGCCACGCCACGACGAAGTGCGAAGACGCGCCCGCACTCACGAAGGTCCCCCACACTTCGCAAATAGTCCCCGCCTGCGAGGCGGGCATGGTCACAACAAAGAAGTCTGTGCGGGCGATGCCGCTAGCGTTCACCACACGCCAGAAGGCGAGCTTGTCGTTGCCCAGATCACCTCGCCCGCCAAGCGCCCACACGTCCCCGGACGCATCGAGAATGTAGCTCTTGATCTGGAAGTTCGTTCCGGTCCCTACGGACGTGTCCAGGAGCGCGGGTGCGGCCCCGGAGGTGTGATTATAGAGGTAGCCGTCGCTGTCAAAGGAGAAGCTGACCATGCCGATATAGGTGTTTCCGTCAGCCGCCTCCATCGCCGCTGACATTTCCACCATGTTCGGCGTCGCGCCCTTGTCAAGCTGCGTCCCCGCGCCCGTCGCCGCGTAGCAAACGAGATGATTGTCCGCCACGCTCCCCGTAAGGGCGGCTAGGGAATATAGGAAGCCGTCTCGTGTCACCGCCGCCGGGTGTCCTCCGCCGGAGGTAATAGCCGCATACGAGGTGTCCAGCGTACCCCGGCTGATATTCGTTCGGGTCCCCAGGTCCCACAGCTCCCAGCCGGAGATGGCCCCCGTGAGCGGCGCGAGGGTGTACCAGACTGCCTCTGTCCGTTGCGGGTTGAAGTTCAGCCCGAACATGTTCGTCCAGCGTTTCGTCGGCGTGTGCTCTTCGGCGGTGTAAGTCACGCTACCCGCTTCGGGCGTGAAGTCCCCGTCATAGACTGCGGTGAAATACTTCAGCGTGTCGATCTCACCCGTCATGTTCGTAAGCCGGGTCTCCGTCAGGAGGTTCGTGACCCCGCCGAACGTCCCGTTAACCGGCACGTCGAAGGAGCCATCGTCGCCAATCGTGAACTCGCCCATGTCCACGCCTGCAATCCAGGCCGTCACGATATCGCCGGGCGTCAGGGCGTAAAAGCGTAGAACCTTGTTGCCGCCGACCGTCTTGTAGTCTGCACCAACCGGGCTGACGCCGCCGTCCACGAACCACGCATCCTCGATGCGGTCGTCCTCCTCGAAGAGCGCGGTCAGAAGCTCGACCCGATAGAAGCCGTCCCCAGCGTCGTGCGTGACCAGCGTCAGTGTGTCGGTGTTCCCGGCGCGCGGCTGGATGCCCGGCAGCTTGGGGGCCAGGGTAGGGGAAGGGCCGACGCAGATACTCCGCACGGCGCGGCCCGTGCCTAGGGTATGCTGGTGCCACCCGGCGAACGTGACCGGCTGGCTGGAGAACTGGCTGTCCCGACGATAGGTGCAGCCGAGGAGCTTGCCGCCCTTGGTTCTGGCCCAGATAACCGGGGTCGTCTCTGCCTGATAGGCAAGCTCCTGGATATCCGTGTCGAACAGATGCTTCGACTGGAGCGAGATGCTTTGCCCGGTGTAGACGCGCGGCGGGTAGGCGGCGACGTACTCGACGACCTTACGGGAATTGCGCTGCACGAAGACGTGGCTGAGCGGGGCCTGGACGGGCTGCACAGGGGCGCAGCCGAAGGTCGTAGCCCGGTGCGCTTGGATGCTCGTCGGGGTGATGGGGTCGTTCAGGGATGAGGCGCGGACCAACCACTCACCAGCCTGCGTCCCGATCACGACGCCCTGGTCGTCCGGCAGCATCCACAGTGGGCGATTGATCGACGTGGCGCGATAGACCGCCGAGATGCCGCAGTTGTCCGCGACCGTCCCGTCCTTCAGCGTGGGGCTGAACGTGAAGGTCTCGTTAGACATGCTACTGTCGGCGCGGTTGCCGTTGGGGCCGCCCATCCAAAGCCGTCCCTCGTGGAAGGTGCCGCACGACGGGAAGCCCGTACCCTGACTATAGACGCCAAGCCTCCAGGTGCGGATATGGTTCGTGGAGAGGAGCGGGCCGCCCGCCTTGACGCCGAGGGGGTCAGCCGGGGCAGCGTCCACGACGAAGGTGTGCGCGTCGATCACGGAGGAAATCGTCCCCCAGCTCCAGGCCGCAGCGGAAGGGTCCGTCGCCCAGGTCTCGAAGTCGAGGTCCGGCTGCTTACCGGTTGAAGCCTTTAAAGCACTCCAGTAGTCCTCCCCGAACTTCACCGTGTCCCCGACCGCGTAGGACGTACCGACGTTCCAGTCGTTCGGCTCGGAGAAGACGCGGATCATCCGGTCCACGTCAAGCGCGGAGAAGGCGTGCGCACTACCGACGAGCGTCATAGTCCAGGGGTTTGTCGTCTGGTCGGGGATGAGGTAGGACCCATCAATCGGAGGGTCGAGGTAGGGGCCGTCGAAGAACAGCTCTCCGCCAGTCCGCAGGGCGAAGGTCGCGAACCCGGTGGGCGATCCTTGCTCGTCGAGCGTCGCCTTGATCGCGTGCGGCGGCGTCAGCGGGGAGAAGATAATCGCATCCTCTTCGTCCTGCGCGATCACTAGCGCATCCAGGTCTTCCGGCGTGTCGTAGGGCGTGGTCAGCTCCACGATCCGCAAGACCTGTAGGGCGGTGTCGTGGAGCGTAACCATCGAACCATCGAAGTCAATGCCCGTCACCGCGTCAGTGATAGTAAACGACGACGGAGACACAACCGTCACCGTGAACTGCACGTCCACGATATCGGCAATGCCGCCATAGGCCGTCGTGATGCCATCGTAGAGTAGGAAGAGCACCTGATCCCCGGTCGAGTAGCCATGGCCGAAGCCCGTGCTGATAAGGGCCGGGGTGTCCGTCGAGATCGCTGTGACAACGCCGCCCTCTTCGACCGCCAGCTCCGTGCCGTTGCGGAAGCGCAGCTTGCCGGGCGTGAACTCCATCGTGTAGGGGTGGCTGGAGCTGAAATGGAACTCCCGCAGGACCCCCTCCGCGCCGTTGCGCGTATAGCCAGAGAGGCGCGTGCCAGGGCGGCGCGTATTAGCCCCCTCCTCAATCGGGAGCGCGTTGTGACACAGGTTCATCGCCGCGCGATACTCGGGCTTGTCCGCGCGCCCCTGCGACTGCTTAGACCACTCCCCTGCCAGGAACGAAGTCTGGAAGTATGATGCCTTGGCCACTAGAACCTACAGACGATGTAGTCGTCGAGCGGCGCTTGGACCGGCCCCTGTTCGATGCCGTTGACTTGGCGGGCTTCGCTCATGAAGGTTTTGTAGGAGGCCCCGATCATCTGAAGCTTCTCCGTGCTCTGGGTCAGGGTCTCGCAAATCTCCAGCCCGAGCCGCGCGCCCAACCCCTCGCAGAACATGGGGTCGAACTTCGAGACCGTGGTCACGGATGCGGCGAACCGGAAGATGATAAGGTTCGTCGTGGCGCTTACGATGTAGCCATCGCCGTACTCCCAGTCGTCGGACTGGTTGCCGTGCGGGGCTCCTAGGAAGCTGATGTTGCCGTCTTTGGGGTCCTGCGGAGCCTCGCGCAGGAACGCACCCGGCAGCATGAAGATATTGCGGGTGTCGCTGTTGTTGCTCGGGCCAGCGCCGACCGGGTAGAGGAGGTTCAGCGTGGCGCTGATCGTCCCCAGGCTAAGCCAGTTCGCGGAGGGCGGAATGTCGCTGTTGTTGGACACGAGGGAGCGATAGACCGTGGTCGTATTGCTGGACCCGTTGCCACGCACCAGCTCACCCGAATAGTAGGACACGTCACTCGCCGTCGCGGCGGCGCTGAGCGTGAAGAGCCGTACCGACAGGGGGCCGCAATACAGCTCCCATTGTACCACGTCCGAACCGGGCGTGTTGCCAAGGTTCGACCCGACCGTGCTCTCCCAGATTTGGCCGCTGTAGAGGGCCACGGCTCCGAGCGCGTAGGTCGTGCCGATTGCCCAGGCGGCGGGCGAGATACCCCGAGTATCCGCGTCCACCGGGCGCAGGGCGGCCTTACGGACCGTGAAGCGCCAGACGTTTCGGCGCATCTCCGCTTCCCGGAGGTCGTCGTAGCAGGAGGCGATGGTCCCGGAGGTCTTGCTGCCGTCCGTGAAGCTCGCGATCTTGCGCGCGCCTACGTGTTGGCAGGCACGGTTGGCGATATCGACGACGGAGCGGAAACTGGACATGGGCCTATCTTACACCGGAACGTCAGGGTGTAGCAACCGCCATGCCGCAATGTCGGCAGCACCCTGGTCGCTGACGGCAGCGATATCCTCGTTACCACTCTGGGTAACATTGGTCGAGGTGACGACGCTCAGCGCGCCTGCCGCCGTGCGATTGTTCGTAACTGTCACCTGATCCGAGAGCTGCACGAGCAAGGTCGTGGGGTCGCCACCAACGAAGGTGATGAGGTCGTTGTTGTTGACCGTGACGCCGGTGCAGGAGATAGGCCGGATGCCGCTCGCCCCCGTGCCAGCCACCATGTTGCCGTCGATATCGACATTGGTGTGGTTGCCGTCGCCGGGGAAGACGCCCTGCGTGTTGTTACCCGCCCCCCGCTCAATAAGGTTGCCCGAGATCGTGACGTTGTGGCAGTCGGCGGTGAACTGGCAGAAGTCGGGGTGGTTGCCCGCCGTGGTATGCCAGTCGTGGCCCCAATTATCCGAGACGGTGACGTTCGACACGTTGCCTATGTCGATGCAGTCGGAGTTCATGTCGTGCAGGTTGTTGCGACGAATGACGAGAGTGTCGGTGCTGATCGCGCCTTGGATGCACTGGTTCAGGTGATAGAACTCGCCGTCCTCGACGACGGTGTTCGTGCAGGTAAAGAAGCGCATCCCAACCACGTCTGTAAAATCGGCGGGAATGCTACTATTGGAGCGGCAGCGGACGCCCGCCGAGATCGTGATGCGGTCGCACGTGTCGAACTTCCAGCCGTAGAAGGCCGGTAGCAGCACCTCGAAGTCGATGTTTCCGAAGGTGATGCCCGCGCAGTTCGCCATCTCGAAATAGTTAAGGACCGCCGGGTCCAGGGGGTCGGTCGAAGTGATCGTGATGCCGGGCGCGGCGAAGCTCTTGTTGGAAATCGTCCACAGGCCAGGGAACGCGCCCGCGTTGCAGAAGATGGTCTGCCCGGCAACGATCTGCCCGAGCGCAGTCAGCAGCTCCGCCGTGTTGCTCACCGTGAAGCCTGGAGGGGGCGGAGGAGGCGGGGGCGGAGGAGGCGGGGGCGGAGGAGGCGGGGGCGGAGGAGGCGGGCTGACCTTGTGGGGGGCGTGCTTCACGGAGGAGTTCCTTTTGGGCATTGGGGCCTTCGCCGTCTTGTTACTCCGCCGGGATGCGGGTGAGGGTCAGGTAGCTCGCGGTGAACGTGGCGATGACCGCTTCGTACTGGCCGGGCGGCAGCTCCACGACTTGCTGGCCGGTGGTCGCCGTGATCTGGGTCACGCCGCAGGCGATGTAGGTCGCCTGATCCGGGCCGAGCGCCTTCACATCAACGGTGCCGCTGCCGGTGCCCTTGTAGGCCACGAGGTAGCGCCCGCCGCGAAGCTCGAAGATGATGGTGCCCGCAGCCGCGTTGTCGAAGGGCCGGACGCTTTCTTGGGCGCGCATATCAGCTCCTTTAAAGCGGGATCGAGGTGGAGCGGTTCACGTCCAGAATGTAGCGGAAGATCGTGTCGAGCGCCTGCTCGATCTCGTTCTTCGTCCAGCCTGCGGCCACGTCGATACGAACTTCGATATTGTTCGCAGTCGTGGGCGCGGCTGTACCTTCGGTGATCGACTGCGAGCCAGCGGCAAGCGTGTCGATTGCCGTGCCACGGTCGATTTGGAATGAGGCCGAAGCCATAGTGAAACTCCTTTTACCCTTCTGCTATACCAGCTCCGCGCGCGGCGCGCAAGAGAACATCGGCAGCCCGCTTGAGGTGATTGATGGTGGTGATCTTGCTGCCGTCGAAGGAAACCTGCATGTCTCCCGTGATGATCCCGGCATTGACCGCCGTCAGGTCGGTGTTGGCCGCCGTCAGGTCGGTGTTGGCCGCCGTGAGAGCCGCGTTAACTGCGGTAAGCGCCGTATTCGCCGTGGTGACGTGGGCTTGGGTCGGCGACGCGGCGTCCGCCACGAGCACACCAATCGCTGTCGAAAGCGTCGCGAGGGCAGTCGTCAGGGTGCCCTGATCGGTCGTTAGGGTGCCAAGGTCCGTCGTCAACGCCGTCAGGCCGGTGATAACTGATGCGCCGCCGTCATTGCCCGAAGCCGTGAAGGGATAGTGGCCGGGTTGGTCGGTGAGCGTCGTACCGAGGGTAAGGAGGAAGCCTTTGCTGGCCATTCCGGTCTCCAAAAGGGGCGACCCCCGCGCCAGGAGGAACGCGGCGCGGGGGTCGGGTCAGTCGCGCGCCCGAGCGGAGGCGGCGACCAAGGGGTTAATCGACGAAGAAGGCCGCGAGGCCGATCTTGCCGGTGCCGGTCGTCACGGCGGTCGTATGGACCGTAGCGACGATATCCAGGAACCCGCCGGGGTCACTAGACAGGCCAGCAGCCTGCCAGAGCGGTTGGTTCCGCTTGTCGGGGGTGTTGCTGCCGCCGGTGTAGAACACCTTCTCGCCGGGCAGGACCGCGCTAGCGCAGTCAATGTCGTCAGCGAAGAACTTGGCGTCGATCACCGCGCCCTGGTTGGCGACGGCGGTGCCGTCCACGGCGCTGTCGGAGTAGTAGACCCCGAGCTGCACCTTGCCCGCGCCCTGCGCTTCCGACTGGAATTGCAGGCTTTGGACCTTGGCGTTGGAGGGCACGCGCACGAGCTGATAGGTGGAACCGGCGGCGTCGGCGGCGACAGCGGTGACGTAACCGTAGACGCTGCGGACGTAGCCCGGCGCACCTTCACCCGTGGTGTTCGGAACGACCGGGGTCGCATCCAGGTTGGTGATCGGGGCCGACTTGAGGTGGGAAGTCTGGGTCATGTGATGTTTCCTTCACAGTGAGAGGGGAGGGTGGGAGAGCCGAAGCTCCCCCCGACGATCCGGCCCTTACGGGGTGATATCGGCTCCCGTGGTGTCGGCGCAGAGCACCTGAACGATACGCCCCTGCTCCAGGCGGGTCGCGCCGTAGGAGGTCGAGGTGTAGAGGTCGTAGGGCTCGCCGCTCAGGTCGTTGCGGATCGAGACGCGGTTGGTCTGGTCCTTCCACATACCGAGGTACATGCCGGACTTGACGCCCGCGATGACCTGACGGACGTTGGAGGTGACGGTCAGACGTTCCGAGACCACGATATCGAAGCCGAGGAAGCGCGTGACCTTGCCGTCCACGAGGACCGGCTTGTCGTTGAACTCCGTCGAAACGACCTGGACTTGGTTGAGGAGGTCGCTCTCCTGCTTCGAACCGATCACGAGGAACGGGCTCTCACTTTCCAGGTCCACGTGGTTGTGGCGGAAGATGCGCTTCGCCTCGATCAGTTTGGCGACCGAGAGGCCGCTGGCGCTGGACGAACCAAAGGTGGAGGCGACCACGTAGGCCGAGCTGAAGCTCGCCCAGGTTTCGCCGGACAGGCCGCCCGCGTCGGTGCCCGTCTGGGCGGTGCCGAAGGCGGCGGCGATGATGCAGTCGTCCCACGCGCGGCCCACCGCGTTCGCGGCTCCGGTCACGTACTGGCTCTTGGGGTCCACGATGGTCTTCAGCTCGTCGAAGGTGTCGATCAGTTGGTCGATCTCGCCATCCTGCGGGAACACCCAGCGGCGCACGAAGTCGGCGTCGGTGCGGTTCTTGGGGGCGAAGCGGCCAGCGGGGGCCTTCAGTTGGATCGGGCCAAGGTAGTTGACAGGCGAAGCCTGCTTGCCGACGTGGAAGCCCTCACGGACCTTGCCACGCAGCTTGCTGCCCATTTGTTGCAGTCGCAGCTCCAGGTTGGTGCTGAACTGCGTAGTGAACAGTTTGAAAAGGTTCTCGGACACAGCCGATATCTCCTGCTAGGGTTGAAAGACGCTGCTCTTTGGCCTTGTCCTAGCGGGGGCCGACAATACTCCGGGCGGCCTTTCAGCTTGTGCCCAATCTAATAGGGTGTCCGGCTCACCCCGGCTCGCCACGACCTCCTGCTTTCGCCCGGCTCCGAAGAGCCTGCTTATCCAGCCGGGAGGCACCCGTTCGATCCTTCAGAGATACACCCGCGAATTACGGGTGTCAACTCCGCCCGCGAAAAATTTATGCGGCGCGGCTGGCGTCTGTGTCGTCCCCGACCATGATCTTCAGGAGGTCGGACATTTCCTTGTTGGCCTGCACGTCGCCGTTCATGTAGCGACCGACCCAACCGGTGTCGTTCTTCAGCTCCGCGACACGAGCGACCGCTTGCTCCCGCGTCATGATGCCGCCGGGACCGCCAGGGCCGTTGCCCGCGCCGACGAACTTGGCTTCGCCGCTCAGCTCCCCGACCTGACGGAAATGCTCCATAACCTTCGCGTAGCCGACGACGTTTTCGAGCCCGGCGACTTGCTCGGCGGTGAGACCGCTGGCCTGCGCACCACGCTGCGCGATGGCGAGGTTGATCGCCTTGTTCGCGCCCCAGCTCTTGTCGAGGGCAGCGTGCTCCTCCGCGAGCTTGGTCGTAGTGTCCGCCTTGGCAGCCTCGGACGCGCCCGCCTGGAACTTGCCAAACTCGGCGGCGAGCTGTGCGGCGGCTTCCTTCGGCACGCCCGCTTTAAAGGCAGCGTCCTTGAAGAACTCCGCGAACTTCGGGTCCACGCCCTCGCCCAGCTCGTACTTGTCGGCGGCCTCAGGCACGCCGATCTTGGCGCGGAACGCCTTGATCCCGGCCTCGTCAGAGGCGTCCTTGGGGAGGTGAACCACGCGGTCGGCGGGCACGCCGATGAACTTCTCGGCCTCGCGATGGGCCTGGATCGCGGCCAGGGCGACCTCATTCGCGGGCTTGTCGTGCCAACCTTTGGTCTGGATATGGCCGATCAGCTCGGCGTCCGCGCCGTCGTACCATGTCTTAGCCGGGTCTACCGGGGCCGGGGGCGTCGGGGGGGTGTCGGGGGCTTCGCTCATCTTCAATTCTCCTTATCGCCAAGATCGGCGGGGTTCAGTTGTCGCCCAGCGTATATCTCATACAACTGGTCGGGCGTCAAGTTGAGGTGGTTCTGAATACGCAGCCATACCTCGCGCCTTCCTTGCAACACGTCAGATTGGCGCGCGCTAGTCGTGAAGGTGTCGCGGTCGGCATAGCAGAACTTCGCGAGGTCGCAAAGAACGCCCTGTCCTGCCGGGCTAGTGAGGGCAAGCTGGTAGTCGATCTTCCGCCTGCGGAGGAAGTCCCAGGCCGCCCGGACTGGATTTTGGGTCATGCTTCGTCCCGGTGAGTGTGCTCCAGAAGCAAGGACTGGCGGCCCCGCTGCTCGGCGTCGTACCGCGCCGGCCGCTGTTCGCGTAGCGCGTCATCCCAGGTGCGAAGGCGCGGCGTCTTGATCGCGTGATCACCGCTCGGGTGGACGCGGAACCCTTCGATGATGCCGCGTGTTCGATCCCCGTCCTCCGGGTCCGAGGTGAGCCCGGCGGCGTGCGTCGCCTGTGCGCTCTCGCTGTATCGGCGGATTATGCCAGTCTCAGTATCGAGGGAAACGAGTGTCCTCATTGGTCTCCTCCTTGGGGCGGTCCTTGCTGCGGGGCGATGCCCGCCTGCGCCTGAACCGCGTGTGCCTTCATGAGCGCCGCCGCAGCCGGGGCCGCTTGGACCTGTTGCTGCTGCGCCGCCGCCTGCGCTCTTGCCTGACGCTTCGCCTGGATTTGCTTCGGGTCCGCCATCCAGCTCTCCGGCACGGCCTGAATGTAGCCGATATCCGGGATCGCGGTGTCGAAATCGAAGTTGTCCATGATCGACGTGTCCTGCGTGATATTCACGATCTGCGTCGCCATGTCAACTGCCCGCATGAAGCCAGCCGCCTCCTGCGCGCGTTGGGCGCGGGCCAGGGGCGACGTGTAGTTCACGCTGTATGAGCCGTGCGCCTCTTGCAGGATCGGCGGCATGGGCGGCAGGATGCCCATGTAGGAGCACAGGTCCAGCTCGCGGTCGATCATCGGCCCGAGGTACTCGGACTGCTGGCGGCCCATCGTCGGCGCGATCAGAATGCCCTTTTCGTTCGTGCGCTCGATGACTTCGGTCGCGCTCATCTGCGGGCTCTCGGTCAGGATTTGGAACAGCGTCACCAGGAAGGCATCGTTGATGAGGTTGCGCTCTTCCTCCATCATCTCCTTCGTGATCTGGATAGAGCCGGTCGGGAGGATGCCGACCAGGGGCTTGCCGTCTGCCGACATGCCGCCCTTGTTCATCGCGCCCGGCGTCATATTCACGTCGATGAGCCCGTCGTCCGCCGTCAGGAGCACGGGATCGCCCGCGCGATGGCCCTGCTTCAGGAACACGCGCTTCTCCGCGTTCAGGGTCTTCAGGGCGGGCAGGACCATCATCGCTGGAGAGCGCCCGTAGACCTCCATCGGCGCTTGGTCGTAGCGCGAGATCGCCAGGGGAAAGCTGTGGTAGCCTCCCTTGCCGACGATGCACTGGCCCTCAATGCACATGTAGTAGGAGCTGAACGCCATGCCCTTCGGGCCTAGGTAGCCCTTCTCGTAGTCGGCGTTCGGCGCGACCCGGTGCAGGAAGTTGAACTTGGTTTGCGACTGTTGTTCCAGCGACGGGACCAGAGCCTCCGGGAGTTTGTCGCGTCCGAACTGCTGGACCGCCTGGAGTGCCGTAAGACGGAACCACCGGATGAAGCCATCCACGAGGCCCTGATGGTTCTCGCGCAAGAACAACTCGCCTAGCGGGATCGCCTTGTAGCGGAGACCCTTGACGGGGTGGCCTGCCGCGTCGCGGGCTTGGTCGATCAAGACGCCGCCAGTCCCAAAGGCCCCGAGGCTCTGGAACTGTTGTTGGTTCTGCCCGGAGAAGTTCGCTAGGGGCGCGTAGCGTTCTTTAAAGAGCGTGCGGGTCGTCTGCTCAAACCAGAGCCGGGCATCCCGGTTCTTCATGATGCCGTCGTCGTCCGAGCCCAGGCCGTGCCAGACCATGTTGCGGGGGGTCAGGAGGCTGTCGCAAATCGCGCCGAAGCGGTGTAGCGCCATCATGCCGGTCGCGTCGATCTGCTGTTGCGTCTGCTTCGTGCCGGGCCAGTTGAAGTTCCCGTAGAAGAAGGTGTTGCGGTAGTTCGGGAGGATCAGCGCGGCGACCTCTTCCCACTGGCCCGCGAACGTGTTCCTCCAAAGCTGCATCTGGCCGAACTCCTGCATACACTCACGCAGTAGAGCCTCGTCGCCTTCGCTCATCTGATAGTTGTTCTCAGCCACGGTATTGTCCTGTCGGCACCAAAGGTATGCGCTGCACAGCGCGGGCGAACGCTTGGGTGGCCTTGCACTCTGGACAGGTCACGGCGAGCTTATGCGGGGTCGAGATTAGCACGCCGCCCGTGCGCTTGTCCAGCCCGCACGCGGTTGCCCAGTCATCACCCATCAAGTGGGTGGTCACGCAGGCTTGCCCAAGAGCATGTCCGCCGCTCCGTACATGGCCGTGTTGCCCTCCGACAACGCTAGCATCTTGCGCCGCTTGGCGAACTCCTCCGCCGACGCTTGGTCCTGGAGGTTGTTGCCCAGGCCGGGGAGCCCGAGCATGGCGCTCGCGTTCATGGCGGTGCCATTCGGCGTCTGCGGGCCATTGGCCCCGAGCATGGAGTTGGCGTCGAGCGGCATTTAGGTCTTGCTCGGGACCGCGACGCACGTGAAGGAGTAGCCCTTGACCTCCGGGTCCTTCTCAGCGATGGCGCGCTGCTCGGCGGCCTTGGCCTCGCACACGTCGGCGCTAGGCGCGCGGAGGATAGTGGCATAGGGCTCCTTCAGCATCGAGCTGAAGAAGGTGACGACGACAAACAGGAAGAACATGGCGGGCTCCGGCTATCAGAAGTTTGTATACAAGTTTCTGACATGCGCCTAAAAGAGATCGAAGTCAACGCCCGATGCGATGCCGCCGTAGCGGAGCCGGGTCGAGCCACCGCCTGGACCGAGGGCGACCGCGCGACTGAACCGCTTCATCATGATCGCCTTCTGGAGCGCCGACAGGATATCGTCGTTAACCTTGACGATCTGGCCGTCCTTGCGGTGGTAGAGATCGAACTCCTCCCAGAACTCTCCCAGGTGCGCCGGGGCTTTAAAGCGCCCGGTGGTGATCCGCTCTTGCAGCTCCATGATCGCGGCCTCCGTCGAGACCCCGCCCTCCGGCCACGTCGCGTGCTCGGGTAGCATGATGAGGCCGCCCTGCTTCCGGTAGGAGGTCGCCAGGGTCTCGCCCGTGCCGTCCTTGGACCGCTGGGTGCCGTCCTGCGGCCAAGCCACGGGGACGTTCCGCCCGATCATCTTCATCTGGTAGGCGTGCTGGAGCGGCAGCGCCCCGGCGACCCGGTGGGTGAAGTGGAGGTGGATCACGTCGTTGTCTTTGTCCCAGATGATGAGGGCCGCCGCGAAGGGGTGGTCGATGCCGAAGTCGATCCCCCAGAGCTTGGTCCAGTAGGCCGGGATATGCGACAGGGCGGGCTCCAGCATCATCTCGTGCGGGTAGGGGAAGATGCGCCCCGAGCCCATCATGGGGATGCCGCGCGCACGGGCGTCGCGCTCGTGGGCTGGCCACGCGGCGATGATGGCGGCGCGATCCTCCGGCGGGATATGCTCCGCGTCGTCGATGGTCATGGTCACGACCTGACGGTTCTCGCTCGGCTCCTGGAGGAACTTGCGGACGACCTCGGACATGCCCTTGAGCGGGGTGAAGGTGGTGAAGACCATGCCCTTCGTCGCGGTGGTCCGCGTCACGATCTCGGAGTACACGTCCTCCGGCGGCTCCTCGTCGCACCAGTCGAAGTCGATGGGCTCGCCCTGGTGCTTCGTCCGGCCTTGCTCGTAGGACTTGAACGTCAGAGTGCTGGTCCCGTCACACGTGCTGTCGCTGCGGTAGTGCTTGACCTGGATGGTGTCATAGGCGTCCGTGACCCCTCGGGCCAGCGACACGTCCACGAAGTCCTCCTTGGGGATGAAGCCGGTGCCGAAGTCAGCGACCACGCCCGGCGGCCCGCATAGCTTCTTCTGCTGCACGTCCCGCACCAGGAGGCCGGTCTCGCCGTCCGCCCAGGCCCGCACCGGGCGATCCCAGCGGCGGCCCACCCACTCGTCCCCGTAGCGCCCGGTCAGGTGCTTGGCCGTCTCGAAGCCGCCGGTATCCGACTTGCCGTTCTGGTTCCCTGCCATGAGCAGGCGCTCACGCACGGTCGCGCCCAAGCGGATGAACTCCTTCTGCTTGGGGTAGGGCGTCCAGAAGTCGAGCTTCCTGAAGGAGCGGCGGTCTGCCGCAGCTTCCAGGGTCTCGATGAGCTTCGCGAGGGCGGGGTTGTAGGTCATGCCCTAGTTGGTCTTGTTCGCCGCCTCGTCGTGCAGCTTGTGGGCTTCGGCCACGGCGGCGCGGTAGAGCGCCCCGGCTTCCTGACGCGCCTTCTCGGACGCCTCGGTGAAGTGCAGCTCGACCCAGTGATCGACCGCGCTGGTCCAGGCGTCGAGCTTGTGCTCCAGGTCCGACGCGGCGGCGCGCAGCTTGGGCGCGTATTCGGCGATCTCGGCGCTGGCGTTGGCCTGGAGCTGATGCGCCAGGGTCTCCAGCTTGGTCACGAGTTGGCTGGTCATGGTAGTCTCCTTTAAAGCTTCGGGTTGCCAGTGCGGTCGGCAACCGACTGGTAGAGTTGGTGGGCGGCGTAGTAGGAGCCGAGGGTCTTCACCCGCTCTCCCGTCGCGCCGAGCGAGATCGCCGCCATGTCGAGGTTCGCGGCAGCGCGGTCCAGCTCATGGCTCTCGATCTGGAACTCGTCCTTGATCTTGGTCGCCAGCTCGCGGCACTGGTGGCCCAGCTTCGTCTGCGGGGTCTTGCCCTTGAATGGTCCAGCCATCAGAATTCCTCCGGTTCGACAGTCCACATATCGTCTTCCACCGGGGCTGTCAAGCGCGCAAGCTCTGGAACCGGGGTAGCGATTACGTCTGTAAACTCTGCGTCCACATAGTCCACCCCCGCCGAACCCAGGAGGGTGCGCGGGTCCATGCCGAGCTGCCGGGCGAGCGCCACGACCCGCTCGATCTGGCCCTTCTCGTCCAGGCTGTGCTTGTGGTTGTGTTCGACCTGGAGCGCCGCGACCATACCGTTCTGGGCGAGCACCCGTTCGATGGCTTTAAAGTGATCCTTGTGGGTCGGGTCCTTCACCAGTTCCATGAGCGCGGCGACCGCCTTGAACCCGGAGATGCGGAACTTCTCCTGGGCCAGCTCCCGGATCGCTTCGAGCACGTCCTCGCTATGGACGTTCCGGTAGCCCGCGCGCTTCTGCGCCTCCTGGGCCTGCTCGGGTGTGGCGCTGTCCTTGCCGTAGCCGGAGCGGCGCGCGGCCCCCGATGCGTTCTCGTCGTTCGCGCCCAGGTACGCCATGACCCAGGCCCGCTGTTGTGGCGAGATTTTGAGCATGGCAGGCCCCATGCCCTCGGCATTCGCGACCGGCGGGTAGAAGTCCAGGGTGTGTGCGGTTTCAGTCATGTCCCCCTGGTACACTCTAGTTGGCGGGTGGTCAACTGAAATTTTCTAATGTTATCTGCGGAGGGGCGCACTGTCCACCTCGGTACACTCTTGTCTCGGAAAAGTCCCCGCGAGCCAGAGCGTCGGGAGGCATTAAAATACGCGGGCGCAAACCAAGACCTACCCCGGCTCCCCACCGGTCTTTTACAACTGTAAACTGATGGTCAATTTACGACTGTAATAGCGTAGGTTGCGATTACACGTGTAAACGCAGGGACACATGCGCTATTCCATCGCCCCCAAAAGCGAGGGAGGAGAGAGGCGCGCTTAGCAGATCGGGCATACATAGCGAGCCGGGCATATGGCGAGCGCGGCATATGACAGACCGGGTATATAGCAGGGGCTTCACAACTCGTTAGGGTTTGGGCTATAACGTGGGGCAATCGAAGCAACGGAGAACACCCGATGAATACCCAAGTCACGCGGCCCGGCCATATGCTCCCCCACTGGGAGCTTGCGGCCTATGACGCGCTCGAAGCCCGCAGCGATGACCTGGAGGCGCAAGCCTCCCGCAGCATGAAGCGCCTCGCAATCGGTCTCATGATCGCCAGCGCCCTAAGCGCCGTCGTCTGGGAGCTGATCCTTGCGGCCAGCTTCCAAGCCGTGAGCGAGCTTCACACGATCCCCGCGCAAGCCGTGGGGCATGTGCTGTGAGCCGCAAGGATTTCGAGCTGATCGCGCGCACGCTGCGGAGCTGGCGCGACAGTCTAGGCGACCGCAAGGCGTGGTCGCTGGCGAACGATTTCGCCGATGAGCTGGCGCGAGCCAATCCCGAGTTTGACCGCGTGCGCTTCATGCGGGCTTGTGGTTGCCCCGACTAGGCGCTAGAACACGCCATAGGGCTTTAAAGCCCCCAAGCCCGGAGCCCGCAAGGGTGGCCGGGCTGAAGGCGTGCGGGGTTGTCCCGCGCTCTTTGAAATCGTTAGGGGACTATCATGAGGATACCCAAGCCTTTGCGGGGTGTTGCACGTCGCCCGCGTCACTATCTGCGTTGGGCGCTACTGCAAACTGCCCTAGTCGTGACGTTCGCGGACATGATCGCGGCGTTTTGGCCAGCTTTTGAGGTTCTGTGGCGGCCCGCAATATCCCACGTTGGGGTGGCGCTCGCAGCCTTCGCGGCGACCCTCGCCGAGTTTGTCACCGAAGAGAAGAAGGAGGAGGAGGAGGCGAAGAATGCGCGACCCTGAGCACGAAGCTCTAGAAGCCGAAATCGAAGGCTATCTAGATGAAGTGTCGGAAGAACAAGGTTACGCCGCCATGTATCGCAACGGTCAACCGGAGCAAGACCATGAAAGACAAGTTGATCTATCGCGTGGAGGACGAAACGGGGAGCGGACCCTATAATGGGCTCATCGGGACACAAGCGTTTCACAACCTGAAGCGCAACCCCCCGCCGGGCCGTGATCCGCTCTTGAATGAGCCTGGAGTATTGGCGGACTATCTGCCCCCTCCTATGCTCCTGCCATCTACGTTTGTGTTTGGTTTCTCTCACGCGGAGCAAGCTCAATCGTGGTTCTACAATCCCAAAATCATTGAGCGTGAGAAATGGGAAAAATACGGCGCGCACGTTGAAGTCTATAAAGTCGATAGGCGCGCTCACTACGCGTTTGTAGAAGCAAAAGCCCAAACCGTATTCGTAAGGCCCCATACTCGGGACCTTGGAAGCCTACCGCTCAGCGACCTTTGGACGAAAACACCCGCCCAAATCGAAGCTGAAGCGGCCAACCTCATAAGGAGACACCATGACTAAGCTTACCTTGTATCGCTTTTTCCTGCCCATCGCGACCAATGCGGGGCTCTCGACTGAACCCGCCCGCAAGGCGTGGGAAGCGGACGCGCTCAAGCGGGCGGGCGGCTTCACCCTGAATCCCTTCGCGGATGGGGTGTGGCAAGGGGAGGGGGGCCGCGTGTTCAAAGATCGCGTCGCCCCCTATGACGTGGCGTGCGAGCCCCGCGTCTGCGCGGCCTTGGAGGACGCCTTCTGGCGGCTCTTCCCGGATCAAGAGGCCTTGGCGCTCGCCGCCCTAGGCCCCGCGTCGATCATCACCCGCCCGGCTCATCTAGTCGCGGCGGAATAGGTCCCTCAAGCGCGAGCCCCCTGGAGTGATCCGGGGGGCTTTTGTTTGTCCCGAGTTTGGGGAGGGGGCCGCCTCGCGGTATGCCTAGGCCAGCAGAGGCGAAGCCGTGGTTAGGTCTTGTGTCCGAAAGGACCATGACCGGATTAGATCACGGGAACGTGATGCGTCCAAGGTTGACAAATCCAATTCCCCATGGTATCGTCCGCAGGACGGCGACCCGCAGGGAGCGGGGCCTTAGCGGCATTCGATACCTAGCATATGCCGAAACGGGCAAGTTTAGCAAAGCCGCTCACACAAGCAAATTTGACAGACTTAGCGGGCTTGTGTATATACCGCGCACACTGGCAAAGGAGGACCCCATGCCAAATGACCTGACAGCCCCCGATCTAGGAGCTGGCCCCTATGGCGTCGAGCATGACGCGGAGGGCGGCTTCTATATCACCCTGGACGGAGCCCGAACGGGCAAGGTCTACTACGTCGGCAAGACCGCCTATCGCCGCGCTCGCCAGCTCAACCTGGAGGGCTCCGCGCTTCCCTACCTGGAGGAGGAGGAGGAGGAGGAGGAGGAGGAGGAGCCCGCGCCGACCACGACCATTCCGGGGTTCGCCCCGGCTCCGGCTCCCAAGGCGAAGGCGAAGAAGCCCGCGCCGATCCCGGCGGCCCCTAAGAAGGCTCCCGCGACCGAACGCGCCCCCAGCCCCCACGCCACGCGCGAGGAGTGGCTTAACGCCTTCGTCGCGGCGGCCCGTCCGGTGTTCGCGGAGCGGGGCCACCCCCTGCCCGAGAAAATCCGGGTGAGCGTCGGCTTCATGTTCCGGGGCGCGAAGGCCATCGGGCAATGCTGGCACGAGAGCGCCAGCGCGGACGGGACGCGCGAAATCTTCGTGATCCCGACCCTGGACGACAGCTCGCGCATCGCCGACGTGGTGACGCATGAGCTGGCGCACACGCTGTTCGGCCCGGACGAGAAGCACGGCAAGGACTTTAAAGCCGTGGTTCGTGTTCTGGGGCTCGACGGCAAGGCGACCGCGACCATTGCGGGCGAGGGCTGGCACGAATGGGC